CCGGAAGGCTGGACGTTACACAAACTATATGGTCATCATGGTGCAAATGGATATGGAGTAATTACAATGCCGGATAACAGAGAAAAGGATGATTTCTATCCAACGCCTCCTGAAGCCACAAAGGCCATGATGGCCCGTTGTCCGTGGTTAAAGTTTCCTGAAGAGGGGAACGGGTATGCTATATGGGAGCCCGCGTGTGGCGAGGGTCATATGTCAGAAGTTTTTAAAGAAGCAGGACTGAGCACATACAGCACGGATCTTGTGGACCGTGGTTATGGTGACACACACGGTGTAGATTTTTTAATGGAGCAGAAGAGCTTTGCTCCGTGGATAATTACAAACCCCCCATACAAGCTTGCGAATGAGTTTGTGAAACATGCTTACAAACTCCAGGTTGAGAACAAGCAGGGCGAGGGGTTTATATTTTTGTTGCGACTAGCATTTTTAGAGGGACAAAAACGGTATACAGAAATTTTTAAAGATATGCCGCCTAGTAAAGTGCTAGTGCATACAAAGAGGCTGACCTTGATTCGGGGCGACCACGAAGAAGCGTGGTATGGTTCGGGCAAGACAGCTATGGCGTGGTTTGTCTGGGAGATAGACCCATTTACGAAAGAAGGGGCTCAGCCCCGCATTCAATGGTTATAAGGAGACCAACATGTTGCAGAAGTTTTTAAAAGTATTCTTTCCGTGCTTTGCGAAGTCAGAAAAGCTTGAACCGTTCAAACATCCACAGGAGGAAGAGGTTCAAGATATGTTGAACAAAGCGCGAGAAAAGAAAATGAAAGCCGCACCTAAGAAGCGGGGCAGGCCAAAGAAGAAGAAATAGGGCAGAGATATATGGGATCGGCTGGTTAAAACTTTCTCTGCCCCTTTTGTATACGAACTTTTTAAAAGAGCAGCTTAACTGGTTGCTCTTTTTTCTTGCTCTATATAGGGATTGTCGTCCTGCATAAGCAAAGAAGCCGTAACGCCAAGGTTATATAACGCCTCTTGCATAGGATTGTCGGAAGCTTTGCCCCGCTCAGATAGAAAAACCTCAATAGGTTGGCCTGTCTTTGGATGATAACTTACAGTTACAGACAGCCCCATGCCAACTTCTTTTGTTACACAAGGTCTTCGGGTAGGTAAATCCAACATATTTCACTCCTCATTTGTTTGATTCTATCAGTCTATAGAGAAGGTCAAAGTGAATCTAGATATTAATCTGTCTCTTTTATCTCATACCCTTCTGACCTGCAAAACACATCAAACATGACGCGAAGCTGACCAGATATACTTCGGTTTTCTAATTCTGCAATTTTCTTAATGCCCTTATATACTTTGATAGGCACTAAAACTGATTTCCATTTTGATGTGTCCATAATACCCTTCTTTATAATTGACCCGGCAAGAGCAGGGCCTCAAATGAGGGTTGGACCCCTGCTCTGCCTGTAAGATAATATAAGAGATTATACTAGAAATGGCAAGAGAAAACCTACATACTCTCGCCCCAGTTGCTTCCTATCTCAATATCTGTCTTCATGGGCACTTCTAACTCTATCGCATCACACATGATCTCTGCGATATTCTTCGCGACTTGCTCATGCTCTACGCTGAAAGCGAGCTCATCGTGCACCTGCAACAAGGGCAAACACCCTTCTTTGTACAGGTTTACCATTGCTTTCTTGGTCATATCCGCAGCCGACGCCTGTATTAAACGGTTTAAAGCTTTGTATGCCTTGGACCGTTGCAGGGGAACTGTGGGCCCGTAATGTGCGCGGGCCTCATCATACTTCATGGCCTTGTGCATACCAAACTTGGTAGGCTCAAAGTCTGGAAACCTACACTTGCGGCCCAGCAGAGACCGGATAGAGCCCTCTTCATTGCCGTTCTGAACACGGTCTTGCACCACCCGCATAAGCTTTTTGACAAACGGAACTCGTTGGTCATATTGCTGTGTTAAATCTTTTGCCTCTTCACTGGACAGGTCCAACTGATCTCCCAGCTTGCCGACACCCATGCCGTACATCATGCCCAGGTTAATGACCTTTGCCTGCTTGCGCGGTATGTCTGCCATGTCCGCGACCATCGTATGAAAGTCCATGTCTGGGTTGTTTCTGTAACCGTCAACAAATTCGTCAACTTTGGGCATAAACTTGCCTGTTTTCTTTTGGTATAAGGCCGCAAAGTGCACCAATATGCGTGGTTCCTGTTGTGAGTAATCAATTGACGCCCACTTCTCTCCTTCATTTGGTACAAAAACGGACCTAATTAAGGGCCCTAACTTCGGATGACGGGCAGGAATCTGTTGAAGGTTAGGATTATTCATAGAAATTCGTCCCGAAACGGTCCCACCGTCGTCAGATCTAATCTGGTTGATATGGCCATGCACCCGACCGTCCCGACCTATATGCTTCTGCAGCCCGTCGATAAACGTACCTTTGCTTTTATTAAATTCTCTTGCCAGCAATATCTGCTTAGGTAGTTTGTGTGTGTGATTATTTAGAAATGCTTTTGTAAATGACGGGGCATCTTTAGCTGTTCTAGGATAATCCAGACCAAGTTTGTCAAAAGCTTTGGCGATAGAAGCTGCCGCCCATATTTCAACGTCAAATCCAACTAAATTGTCTAACTGTTCACGGGCTTTCTTTTCTTCCCCTAGCATAAACTGAGTTGCCCGCTCCATTGCGTCTTGATCTACACGAATGCCCCGCAAGGTCATATCAACAAGGCAGGGCAGTAGGTCCCGCTCAAGCTCGTGAACCGTGGTCAGTTCTTCGCGTTGTATTTGAATTTTAAAATATTTCCACAGTTCAAGTGTAAGCACCGCATCCTGCTCTGCATATTCACCTACAAAGTTGGCAGGCATACGCCACATTTCCCCCTTGGGGTCAAAGCCAAACTCTTTTGCAGCCTCGACCAAGGCACGTTCTGATTTCGTTTTGTTGATATGGTCATAAGCAACAGCGTTCAGACTGTAGCTAAAACGGTTCTCATCCAGCAGCGCAGCCACCACCATTGTGTCTATGATGTCGCCCTTAACTTCAAAACCGCTTGCTTTTAGCCAACCAAGGTCATATTGAGCATTGTGCATCACCTTATCGGCAGGGCAGGCGAGCACCTTTTTCATATAGTTTCCCACGATTCGCTCGTCTAAATTGCCCCCACCCTCGTGTTTTATAGGCAGATAGCCTTGCCAGCCATCTACTGCTAGTGCAAAGCCGACAATATAGCCGTCCTTGCGGGGCCAGCCTGGGCCAAGCGTTTTGATGTTTGGGTCACATGTTTCAAGGTCAATGGCTATTTCTTTTGCGCCTGTCAGGTCTGGCAGCTCAAAAGGCGGAGCCCACTCAAAACTTTTTAATGGAGACATAAACTCAACTTCATTCATGGGTTTCCCCTATCTCATATTGTAAACGTGCTAAATAAAACTGTGCTTTAGCAAGGTCCTCAGCAGGATTGTCTTTGTGTTCAAATCGCCATATGTATTTCATTATCGCGCCCTGCAAATAGTATTTGTAGCCCGGACCCAGAGCCGCCTTGATTGCATCAAGGCATTCCACCTTACCAAGCGTGTAGTGTTTAGGGCTGTTAACCATGTCGCTCATATCTGATAGCTCCTTATGCCGTCCATAGGTGAAACGATAAACAGGTTTTGCTTTGACCGTGTTACTCCTACATAAAACAAACGGTGCAGGTCATCTAACATTCGGCGACCTTCGCGTGTGTCCGAGGATATAGCTAAATCAGACGCATTTGAAATGTCTGTGTACAGGACAACATTAGTTGCCTCACCGCCTTTTGTGCCGTGTATGGTAGAAACCTTGATCCGTGGTGCGCGGTTTAAGTCCTCTCCTCTACGAAGCAGCGCAGCTATATAGGTTTTGTTGTCTTCGGATATCTTGTCCATAGCTATGTCCCACGTCATGTCTTTAGTTGCAAGTAACCCCATGTTATTTTGCAAGCTTTCAAGAGTGAACATATCGTCAGCCTGTGTGTTAGGTAAATTTTTAAAGCCTCGCTTTATACGAGTGACGGACTTCATAAAGTAATAAAGATCTTTAACGCTGTTAGCCGTGACTTCTTCGCCTTTAACTAGGGACTTCCAAGTATCCAAGGCAATAGCCAACTTTAAACTAATGCTTCTGTAGCCCCTGTTCTCAAAGTAAAAGCCGTGTTGTTTCAACGATTCGCATACCTCATTGAGCATATAGTTGCATTGAGCCATAATCATCCAATCGCCTTTTTTAAATTTTTCTATGTCAGGCTCAAATATATGGTGAACAGTGCCGTCTTCTGCCTTTGGGTTGTAATGCTTTGGGCGACGAACTGTAATGCGGTTTGCAATACGCTGCGCTACTTTATGCACCATGCGCGGTACGCGGTAAGATTGCGAAAGAACTTCTGACCCTTCTTCTACATTTAAAAAATGCTCAACGTCAGCTCCAGCCCAACGATATATAGCTTGGTCATCATCGCCTGCTGCATACATACGTTTGGACTTTTCATCTAAAACGTGAGCTATCTCCCACTGTAAAGGGGATAAATCCTGCGCCTCGTCAAGAAATGTAACGTCAAAACGAGGGCAGACCCGTGAGCCGTTTTCAGAAAACCATTCTAAGATGTCGGTGTAATCATACAGGCGGTTTGCTTTCTTGTATTTGCGGTAGCACTCATCGATGTATTTCACCGTTGTGAGTGGTTCCTCAATGCCGCTATGCCTATATGTCTCATCAATTACCTCTTTCTTGAGCCGTGAGAGCTGTATGAGCTGCATTATGGGGTTGTCCCTAGCTGCAGCACCTATATCGTCCTCCTCGCTCCCTGACGAAGCTCTGAGATTAAAACCAATTATGTTTCCCAACTCAACCAAATGCTCCGATCCTAGAAGCTGGTCTCGTTTTATGTCGGACAGGTTGTAACAAAAGCTATGCAAGGTACGAAAAAAGTACAAATCATGCTCTGTATCCAGATTAAAACGTGATGCTGCACGTTCTTTTGCCTCCCGCGCAGCCTTACGAGTAAAAGCAAGGAAGGCTATTTGCCCCGGAGGTGTGCCATTTTGTATGGATTTTTCAACCATATCAAGGAGCGTAGTTGTTTTGCCTGTACCTGGCGGGCCATATATCACAAACATCAGAAAGGTATATCCTGTTCATCCACCTCAAACTCTGGGGATTTTACTGTAATGTTGGAGATTTCGTAGGCGGGTATGGCCCACACACGAACAACACGTCCGCTAATTCTTAATATTGTAGATTCGCCGCCTATGTCCCGCAACCGCTGTGAAATTTGATGTGTTTTAAACTCAAAGAACCGCTGTCTTTTTAAAAAGTTTTCTAAGTCACGTAGCCGGAAGAAAGTCTGTTTCTTCTCTTCATCTGTCCACGGGCGACGTAAAAGAATCTCTTCTTTGTCCGCAGCGGTCTGCATGTTTCGGCAGAAGTCTTCCAAGTAATCATAGAACGCACCGTCAATAGACGAATCTTCTGACGCTTCCATCACCCCACCTTCGGTTTCTGTCATGTCCCGCAGCAATGCTGCAACACGGTTTTCCCAAATGTTCTTGCTAACGGTAGGAGGCATTAGGTTAAGTTGCTCTATGCAATTCTTTTGAAACGCAGGTTGGCTTTGCAAACACTCTGTAGACAACTCAAGCGGTTCACCGTTTACATCCATAAACCAAATCGGTGGCTTTGAATTATACTTACGCAAATTGGCTACCGAGGCAGACTGACCTACGTTGCCTACCCCAAACTTTCGAGTTAAGCACTTGTCCTTATCACAAAACTCGTTGATAGGAGCGTCGCTACACTTATACTGATAGTCCTTACGGTTAAGCTGTTTTACGAGCACGTTTACTTCCGATAAGGGTAAAGGCGGGTCAAAGTGTGCCATATTATACTGCATCA